GGCGAACTGCTTAATAGCATGGATCTTGAACCGGGCGACATTGTATCTAACGGCGCATCGTATTACATTTATACGGCGTGCCCGTGGGCGAAATTCGCTGAATTTGGTACTGGTATTGTTGGATCCGAAAATTCTCATCCAGATACTTCAATTGTTGGATGGAAATATGATACAAACAACCACGGTGAAAAGGGATGGCATTATTTCAAGGATGGCGCATGGCATTGGACACAAGGTATGCCGTCAAGACCATTCATGTACAATACTGCTTCTGAATTGCGAAGCATGAATACTATAGCCGATATAGCAAGGGAGGTGTTTGGAAGTGATTGACGCATCGAATAGAGTCCTGACTAACATAAAAACATATGTGGCAGAAACTTGTAAGAATGTATCTAATTATTCCAGTAAAGCACCGCCAGAATTCCCGGCAGTGTCGGTTGTTCAAATTGATAATCCAGATGCATGTATGGATTTGGAGAATAACGAAAACGCCGTAACTTCTGTAATTGAGATTCAGTGTTATTCCAATAAAAGCAACACGGAAACAAGGAATATCATAAATCAATGTTGTGATGCAATGCGAATGATGGGATATCGCCGTACATACGGTCCGAAGCCTGTCACAAATGCATCAGACACAAGTATCTATCGTACAGTGGCAAGGTTTACAAGGCTTGTCTCAGCGGTAGATGAAATAGAGAAATTTGAAACTAAGGGAGCGTAAATCTCCCTGTTTTAATATGTAATTTTACCGGATGCCGTTAGGAGGCATTCGCTGACCGCATTAGTTAAGCGGTAGAAAGGTAGGTATATTATGGCAGCAGCTAACGGAAAGGCTTACGCAACCATTGGAACGACTTTAGAGTATTCAAAAGATGGAACATCATGGACAGAATTAACACCGATCGTTACGTTCCCGGCACTCGGCGGTGATCCAGAACAGATCGATGTAACTGATATGTCCGATGAAATGCAGACATTCATCCTGGGCGTTCAGCAGATGGATGGAATGGAATTTACAGCCAACTATTCACCGGCAAAATATAAGGAAGTTGACGATCTTTCATTACAGGATCTGAAATACAGATTAAAACTTGGAAGAAACGGTGCACTTGGAACTGCAAAATGGGATGGGCAGCATTCTGTACGCATCACAGAGGGTGAAGTAAACGGAAAACTCGGTATGACTATTAAATGCTCAAATTCTACAAAAGTCGTTGTTGATGTTGAACCGGCAGCGTAAGCAAGGGGAGGGAAACCTCCCTTTTTATTTTTAATTAAGGAGAATGAACATGAAAGTAAAGATTAACAAAAAGACATACGAAGTACAGGAATTACAGATTGGTGCATACACACACATTGAAGAGCAGGGCTTTTCTATTGTTGATGCAATCCAGAAAAGACAGCATATGCTACTGGCTGTAGCACTTGTATGTGGAGTGGTTGGCTATGATCGTGCAGAAGCTGAGCATATCGTTGAACAGCACATTCTTGGCGGTGGAACAATCGTTGAGCTGTCCAATACTTTTATGGAGCTTGTGTATGAATCTGATTTTTTCCGAAAGATGCTCGGAATGCCGACAAAGGCAGAAGAGGAAGAAGCGGAGAAGAAAGCCAAAGCCGATCAGAAGAAGACAGCGAAAACGGAATCAGAATCGTAAGCTGCACGCAGTTTATACAGGATTATTGGTTGCCACGTGCTATTCGTAGCGGGGTTCCAATGACCGATTTTTACAAGCTTACTCCAAAGATTATAAATGCATATGCAAAAGAATATGAACGTAAAACACAGGAACAATGCGACCTACTTGAATATAGTGCATGGTTGCATGGTTCTTATGTGCAACGCGCAATTGCATCAGCATTTATAAAAGAAGTTTCGTATCCTGAAAATCCATTGTTAAAGGGAAATAAGGAAATCGAAGAAGAAACAACAAACGAAGATTCTTATGTTGGAGAAGCGCAGTTTTTGCAGTTTATTAGTGCCATTAACAAGAAATTCGATGATTAAAGGTAGGTGAGAGCAAATATGCCAGATGAAATTGATAGACTTGAGATAGCCGTAGAAGCAGAAGCGAACAATGCTAATCGTGCACTAGGTACAATGGAAAAGAAACTTAATAGAGTTGCAGATTCACTTGAAAAAGTTATGCTTATGGCTCAGGGTGGATTTTCTTTTAAGAATGTCGATTTTGACAAGCTGTTATCTGGAAGTGCAATGAAAAATTCCGCAAAGAAATCTGGAAAAGAACTGTCTGACAGCCTTATCAGCGGATTTAATCTCGATAAAGCCGGAGCGGATGTGCAAAAACAGGTAAAAGCTCTCACCAGTAAAATTTCTAAGGGGCTTGCAGAAACTTCCGGGCACCCATACAAGGGATTAGACAAGGATATGAAATCTCTTGGAGCATTAGTGTCTAAGAACGGATCTATTGCAAAATCTACATCCGATGATTACCAGAGATTGTATGAAACCATTAAGGCAATGGGACGTATCAAGATACATCCGGCTACAGCCAAATCATTAGGCGATTCATATAAGGATAGAAGCGGTGTCCTTAAACAGAAGATAAACACTTCATCTGGAACTGAATTAGACTCAATATATCAAGAGCTTAAAGGACAGTTCCCGGGCATTTTAAAAGATGTAAATAATGTTGAAGACGAATTTTATCAGCTTAACGATGCTGTTAAAAAGTTTTACGAAACCAGTAAGGGAACTTATAAACCGGACTGGTTGGAAGACTCTGCTTACGAAAGCGTAGCAGACGGTGTAAGCGATATTGTATCAGGGATACAAAAAGCAAAGACAGAATCTACGGATTTATCTGCATCGATGCACGAAATCGAAGATACCGGGAAAAGCTTTTCTGAATTATTCGGCGCAGGACTGAATACATCAGGTCTTGAAAAAGTAGCATCGCTTTCAAGAGAAATAACACGTCAGAGATCAGATTCACAAAAGAAAAACAGAACGGATTTGAAGTTTCCGACATTGCCGTATTCTGAAATCAATGAAAAATTCGCAAATTCTAAATTGACAACCGACTTTTCTTCTATGGGAATTTCTGATTTACGGAATGAAGTTTCTAAAAATCAACGTGCATATGATCGCATGAAACAAAGCATTGCTGACAAGGCAGCACTTTCTGGTACTGATGAAATGGGCGGTAAAGACTGGTATAGGTCTATTATGCAGATGAATCAATACAGAAATGCTATCAATGATGGTACAGAAGCTATTAAGCGTTTTGAAATCGAGAAGCAAAAGGCGAATGAACTTGCCAAAAGTAAAATTACTATCACTCAAAGCGATTCGCAAGAAGCAATTGATGAAAAAGTCCCGGATATTATAGAGGAAGCATCTACAAATGCAAAGGACTTAAGCGATAACTTAAAAAAAGTATCTGTACCGAATGAAGCCTTGGACGATGCGAAACAACTTGGATATCGCCTTGCTGATACAGCAGATAAGATGAATAGCGTATCTAAGCAGTCCGTTTTTCATAAGCTTCCACAAATGATGAAAGACTCATTCAAGATGAATGAAGATGGAGAACTTCCAGCACTACAAAAGTTTTCTGATACTTTCAGAAAATCAATTGGCGGTATGCCTGTGAAAGTAATGGACTTCATGAAGTTGGATGAAAGTGGCTCACTTAAAGGCATTTCTTCTTTGAAAGAGAAAATTAGGAGCGCAAGTAATACTAAAATGAAAGCTCCTGATACATCCGCTATTGATGAACAAATCAGTAGTGTTGAAAGAGAAATTTTGCGAATGAAAGCAATTCTGCAAAACCAAATCAATTTGGGTGACATCGAATCTGCAGAAGAGACGCATCAAGAAATTTTGACATTGATTAAAGACTTGAAGCAATTTCAAAGTATCAAAAATCAGGCATTTCAGAGTACAGAAAAAGTAAGCGCATTTAAACGTGCCCTTACCGGAATAAAAAGCTCTGCGAAATCAATCAACTCCGCGAAGAAGTCGTTCAACGATGTCTCAAAAGCCATTCAGAATGCAAGAGGTATGGCGAGCAAGGCAATCCATCCATTCAGAACATTGAAAGAAATGATATCTGGTGCAAACAATAGCGGAAATAAAGGAATGTCGTGGGGAAGAATGCTAGGTTCATCTCTTATGTTCTCGACCATATTCGGAGCAATCAGTCAGGTAAAAGAAGCAATTAAGGCCGGGTCCGACAATCTGGTTCAATACAGCTCTGCATACAACAAGAGCATATCTGGTATGGTTACTTCTTTGCTATATCTGAAAAACGCATGGGCAGCAGCATTTGCACCAGTAGTAAATGTAGTTGCACCGTATATATCGAAGTTCATTGACATGATAGCCGGTGCTTTAAATGCAGTTGGACAATTTACCGCTGCTCTTACCGGGAAAGGTCGTGTTGTACAAGCTAAAAAAGCTTGGTATAACTACGGAAAGAGTCTTGAAGATACCGGAGATAAAATAAAAGATACAACAAAAAAAGCGAAAGATTTGCAAAACTATCTTCTTGGAATTGATGAACTAAATGTTTTGCAACCTAATACAGACAGCAATTCAGGAAGTGGCACATCTGGCTCTGGTGGAAAATATACCGGACCATCTGCTTCAGAAATGTTTGAGACAATCGAAGTCCCAAATTCAATGAACAAGTTGGCTGAAATGTTCAAAGATGCTATTGCAAAATCTGATTTTACAGATATCGGTCGAATGATTAGCAATAAGTTAAGCAACGCGCTCGAGAGTATTGATTGGAAAAGTGTATATCATCATGCTGATAATTTCGGAAAAGACTTGGCAACATTCCTTAATGGATTGATTACGCCACGTCTTTTTTATGATTTAGGCGCAACGATAGCTGGAGCAATCAATACAGCTTTTCACGCTGCTAATGCATTTGCCATAAATTTTGACTGGTCTAACTTGGGTGCATCACTAGCAAGTAGCATAACTGGATTCTTCGAAAACTGGGATGCCGGTTTGACAGGTGAAACTTTCAGTAATTTCTTTACAGGTATTTTTGATGCCATAACCGCATTTGTTAATAAACTCAATGCAGATGATACTTTTAAAACAGTCGGTCAAAAACTGGTCGATCTGCTTTGCGGAGTAAAGTGGGGTGATATGGCTTGGAGTCTCGCTGGATTCTTCACAGCATTTTACAACGCGTTAATTGATTTCCCTGCAGATTTTACTGAGGGAATTGCCGAAGCACTTGTTGAGCATATCGCTGGTTCGAAATTTGACGAAGAAGCTCGTAAGAAGTTTGAAGAGAAAATGGCACCAATAAAAAAAGCCTATAAGTTTCTTCTTGAAGGAATAAACCCATTCACACGAATTAAGAGAGATATTGAATTTGCAGTAAATGCATTTGAAGAATTAAAAAAGAAATTCTCTATCGGTGATTGGTATAACAACAATGTAAAACCGTGGTTTACGAAAGATAAATGGGCAACCGTTGGCGATGGTATTAAATCTGGCCTAGGTGGAATTGGCGACTGGATGGGAGAAACATTCGGCTCGGCAAGAAAATCAGTGAACGATAATTTCTCTGACGTTGGTACATGGTTTGGCGATAGGAATAAAGATATTCAGAATGCTCAAGATGGTATTAGTTCTTGGATGAGTACAAAATACAAAGATGCCAGAAAAGCTGTGAATGATAATTTTTCTGACGCTGGAATATGGTTTGCTAATCGAAAATCAGACATCCAGAATGCTCAATCAAGTATATCCACTTGGTTTGGTACAAAGTATAAAGACGCCAGAGGTTATGTGAACTCAGCATTTTCTAATGTTGGCAAATGGTTCGGTGGACGTAAATCTGATATTCAGAATAACATGAAATCTGTATCTGGATGGTTTAAGAGTACATTCCAGACTGCTTACAAAGGCGTAACAGATTCATTCGGAAAGATTGGAAATTTCTTCAAGGGCATTGGAAAGGAAATCAAAAAACCTATCATAGGGGCAATGAAAGCTATCCTCAATGGTGTCAACTGGGTATATGAAAAACTCGGTGGTGGAAAGAATCATTTCGATGTATCCAAACTGGACAAATACGCTAGCGGTACAAATGGCGTATCACATGATACTGTCGGTATCGTGAACGATCAAGCTGGTAGCACATATCGTGAGATGGTACAGTTCCCGAACGGAAAGACAATCATTCCAAAGGGACGTAATGTCATGTTGCCAATGCCAAAAGGTACGAAAGTTCTTCCGGCAGATCAGACCGCTTCATTAATGAATATGCCACATTTCAAAAAAGGAATCGGAGATTTCTTTGGTGGTGCATGGGCGAAATTCAAAGACTTCACAGGAAATATTGCTGATTATATCAGTAATCCTAAGAAGTTGGTGCAAATGGCAATTGATAAGTTCACGGACTTTTCAAGCTATCTGGAACCGGGATTGTCAATGGCAAAAAATGCGGTTAGAGGTACTGTAGGAATTGCTACGAAGTTCATAAAAGACAAACTAAAAGGCTTTGGTGGCAGTGGAAGTGGTGTTAATTACAAACCATCTGCCGGTGTGGAGCAGTGGCGTGCTACTGCAAAGAAAGCACTGGAATTGACAAACCAGTTTACAGAAGCGAATTTGAATCGCTTGCTTATGCAGATGAAGTCAGAATCCGGCGGTAATCCGAATGCAATCAATAACTGGGACATTAATGCAAAGATGGGTATTCCGTCCAAAGGCTTAATGCAAGTTATTGACCCTACATTCCGTGCTTACGCTATGAAAGGGTTCGACAAAAACATCTATGACCCAATGTCAAATATCTTAGCAGCTATCAGATATACGCTGGCTCGATATGGAAGTCTCGAAAGAGGATGGAAAGGTCATGGATATGCAAACGGCGGTTTCCCGAAAGTCGGAGAAATGTTCTATGCAAGAGAGAGCGGTCCTGAACTTGTTGGAAAGATTGGAAACCGTTCAGCAGTAGTTAACAATCAGCAGATTGTTGATTCAGTAAGCAATGGAGTTTCAAGAGCGAATGATGAAACCAATTCACTCTTAAGAACAATCATTGAATACCAGGAGTTACTTCTTAAGAAAGAAACAAGCGTAAATATGGATGGAAAAAGAATGGATAAGCAGATATCAAAAGCGCGTAGGAATACGGGCTTTTCTTTTTCGCCAACGTAGGAGGTGTAGGAAATGGCAGCAAGGCATATATCCAATTTCATAATGGTAAACGGCAAGCCGTTTCCGGCACCGAAACGCTACCCAAATATGGTAGTGACAACGGCGGTAAATGCTGCCAGAAATGCCAATAACAAAATAGTCGGTCAGAAAATCGGTAGAGACAATTATAAGATTGACAACTTGGAATGGCCATATCTGGATGCGGAAACATGGTCAAGTATGCTAAAAGAATTCAAAAAATATTTTGTGACTGTAAGATTTTGGGATATGGTCGAAAATAACTGGATTACCTTAACCATGTATCCGGGAGATAGAACAGCAGACGTATTCAAATATGACAAAACTGGAAGACCAGTGGCGTACATAAATTGCAAAGTCAACATTATTGATGCGGGGTGGTAGTTAATGTATCAGACATCACAAGAATATAAAGAATCCATGAAACGACCAGTCCGCAATCAGTCCTACATGAAAATTCAGCTTGGATTGATTAACCAGGAGGCTCAGCAGACAGCGGGACTTTCTGACACCAATAAATATAATGACTTCTCAGATGCAGAATCCATATTCAATCAACACACTGTAAGACGGTACGCAACTTATGAGAGCAATTTCTGGAAAGCAAATGGCATTAGCTTTTTCTTGCCAGAGAAGAAATCAGATTATCGAAAAGACGGGATTACTTCAACGAATTTGTTTGAAGAAAGTTTTCATGTGAAGTTTGTATTCGGTTGCGGAAAATCAGACATCAAAGGACTGACTATTAAATTTGGTAGGAATTATCCTACAAAATTTACGATCGTTACTGATAATGCTACGTCTTTTGAATATGAGAATACAGAAGAGCTTTTTAAGTCCGATGATGTGTTTGAGAATACAGAATCAATCGAATTAGTTATTACGGAAATGAATGTACCGAATGCAAGAGTGCGAATTGATTACATTATATTTGGACTCGGCTTGGAATATGACGATGAATGGATTTCCGAAGCGAGCAGCAATACAACTCTATCAGCAATCAACGAAGATTTGCCGGAATCCGAATTTAAGGTAACGCTGTGCAATGACAACCAATTATTCAACGTAGACAATCCATCATCTGATATTAATTTCTTGGAAAGTGGTCAAAAAGTTAATGTCATGATGGGATATATGCTGGACGATGGGAATATTGAATGGATAAAAATGCATTCGCTGTATGTATCAGAATGGAGTGCTGATGATTCATCCGCTACCATTACAGCTGTAGATATCTTGAAATATTTGGATGAAAAATATTATAAAGGTATCTACTATGAGGATGGCATATCCCTGTACGATTTGGCCGTATTAGTTCTCACAGATGCCGGATTAAACGAAGACGAATATTATATTGATTCATACATGAAAAAGGTATATGTTCATAACCCACTGCCAAATGTGACACACAAAGAAGCATTGCAGATTATAGCAAATGCCGGTCGCTGCATTATGGATTATGACAGAAATGGAAAGATAAGGATTCGTGCAGCATTCAAGCCAACATACGATACGACATCAAACGGAGAAACGTATTATTCCAATACGACTATGATTGATACTTTGGATTCGAAAGAACAGTATGCTACCTACGAACAGAATTTCTGGAAAGCGGACGGGGAAAAACTATTCGCGCCAACCGATCATCATCAAGACACCGGATATATAAGTGCTTCAATATCAGATGAAAACGGGAAGTTCGATGCAAATCCTATGCTTACAAGGACGCTAGAAGCAAAATACAAAGCATATGGGATCATGATTAATTTCTCTGGGAATCTTCCAAAGAAAATAGTAATCCGTACATATGCGGATGATGTGTTAAACAATACATTAACTATCACATCCGGAATCGAACAGGCTACAGAAATTAACTATGATTTTCCGGAATATGATCGTTTGGAAATTGAATTCCCTGAAACCGAACCAAATAGCAGAATCCATATTGATTATTTATCGCTCGGTGCTGAAACAAGTTATTCGTTGGAATACGATGATCTATATTCTACCCCTGTCGGAACTCAGCTTGAAAAAATCAAGAATGTAAAGGTTTCACGATCACTATATTCAAAATCTGCGACAAAGGAAGACTTGACATCTGAGACTATCACTTATTCCGGCGAGAACCAGATATATTATCTGAATGACCCGTGTTATGGATATTCCGTAGCTATAAGCAATGCGAAAAGTGGACAGAGCGCAAAGATAGTATCGTCCGGTGCTTATTATGTTGAAGTTGCTTTTTCTGGTGTAAAAACAGGGGAAAATATAGAGGTGGCCATAACAGGATATAAGTACAATGTGGCTACGTCTTATTACAGTCAACCAGTTCATAACCGTGGAACAGAAAAAGAGTGGAAGAATCCGCTAATATCTTTTGATGATCACTGCCAAGAGGTTGCTAAATGGCTTGCTGATTATTTTGCATCCGGCATTGAATATGAACTTGATTACCGTGGTGAACCGGCTATTGATTGTGGTGATGTTATCGGGCAAGAAAATAAATACGATCCAGATTTAAAAACAATCGTAGAACAATCGCAGATTACATTCAAATCTGGACTGCTTGGCGGTGGATTAAGAACTAGGAGGAAAGAGTATGTGGCAAGAACCAAAAACCGATTGGTCAGCCGATGATTACATAAATATCGCAGATTACAATCGTATTATCGGGAACATTGCTTATCTGCATGATTTACAGCAAGAGTTATATAAACCTGTTCCATATACGGAATTAGCAGAAAAGACGGTAAGTGATTATCCGTATGCATGGGAATTTAATGCCATCGAAAGTTTTTTGAATGAATTGAGCGATAATACATTTCCTTTTGTAAATTATGAGCGTGGGTACTGGATAGATAATGGCCCAACACCCACGCATGATGATTTGAATCGAATAGAAAGTGCTTGTCTTGCTTTCTATAAAGGATATAACCGGCAGAAACTTACACAGCAGAAATTACCTATAACTTTTGGAGTAAATCAATCTGCTATAAAATGTTAGGAGGAAAAAACAACATGGCATACACACCATTATCCACTGATTTTAAAGACCAAATACTTTCTGATGTTAATGCTCAGAGGAAGTATAAACAGACTGTAAATGAAGACGGTACAGTGTCTCTACGAGATGTGACGGCATACGATCAGGAAGGTAGTTCGTATTCCTCAAAGGACATTATTGAGGAACGAGAAGCAATAAATAATATCTACGCAAACAAAGTAGTTAGTCTGGATGAGGCAAGTCTTGTTACAGAACCAGGATTCTTCTGTGATGCACTGGTAATCAATGAAATAAATAAGAATTTGACAGATAAAATAAATACAGTTAAAAATATAAACAAGAACATAACTAAGATGATAGGCGGATCAAAAGTTGTAACCGCAAAAGCCGGCACATCTGTACAGGTATTTACTAATTCTGAGATAAATAAATCGCTTGGCGTAACTAACTCTTCTAATGCAAACACAGTGGTATTAATGACTAACGGCGATGGTCTTGCTCAAAAAGTGCATGTAGAAGGCAGTACCTACTTAAACAGCGCATGGCATGCAACGTTTAATCAGAATGCTTCTGCTGGTAGCATTAGAATAAATTATGTAATATTCTATTTTGGATAATTAGTTATAATTCTGCGACACAGACAAAAAGGAGAAAATATGAATATATTATTTTTAAATCAATCAGAAACGGTTACAGCAACTGTAAAGAAATTAAGTGTACACCTTATCGAGATAACCGGGACAGAACCAAATACATCCGGTTTTCACCTACTGAATAATGCTGGTAATGTATTTGGAAAATATGACGGGTTCATAACATTATACCGTGAACTGGAAGATGGATTTATCTTGTCTGACGATGGAAGTGTATATGTTGAACCGATTGAACCGGAACCAGAGCCAGAACCGGAAATCAGTCTTGATGAAGTGAAAGAAGCTAAGGTCGCAGAGATGAACGACATACAGCAGAAGCTCATAGCACAGGGAGTTGATGTTACTCTGTCTGATGGCAGTACAGAACATTTCTCATTGACTGAGCGTGACCAGACTAGCCTTGTTGGATTACAGGCTCAGGTCGCAATCGGAGCTGAGAATATTCCTTGGCATACTTCTGATGAAGATGAACACTGCAAATTCTACAGCAATGCAGATATGGCGAAAATCACTTCGTCTGCACTATCCTATGTAACATGGCACGTGACTTATTTCCGTGACCTCCGCATTTTCATTCGTTCTCTGGAAAGCAAAGAAGAGGTTGAACAGGTTACCTACGGAATGAATATTCCAGAAGCATATCAGTCTGAGCCACTGAAAGCTATGTTGGCTCAGAAATCATGAAGAAGTTAAGACCGCTGATTCTGTTTGGGATTGGTGGTCTGATTTACGTGCTGATAGAGCTAATAGCAAGAGGACGTAGCCATTGGTCGATGTTCATCGTTGGTGGTTTGGCGTTCTTCCTTATTGGTTGTATCAACGAAAAATGCCGGAAGATGCCACTGGTAAGGCAGATGTTGATCGGTGCGATTGTGATTACTGCATTGGAATTTGTATGTGGGTGCATCGTGAATCTATGGCTTGGTTGGAATGTATGGGATTACAGCAACATGCCTTTCAATTTACTTGGTCAGATATGCTTACCATTTACCGTAATATGGTTTTTCTTATCGGCAGTAGCGGTTGTCTTGGATGATTGGATAAGACATATATTGTGGAAAGAGAAAATGCCACATTACAAATTATTTTAAGGAGGATGTCTGAAATGAAAGATGTAATACAGAAAACACTAACAGCCGGTACGGAGACAGAATTTGAGAGAGCAAAGGAGGATGATGCAAATGGCTAATGAAAATTTAAAAGCGCAGGAAATATACGGCATTTTGGGAAGATGCATGGACTATCAAACAGAATGGAGCAACTGCTACATTTGGAAACAATTCTGTAACTCTGGATAATGCTGGTAATTTTACATTGACAAGTCCATATTACATTGGATGTATGAGCAAAAATGGTGAAGCTGCCGGGGCTGGTCTGAAGGGAAAAATCTATTATGCGAAAATCTATTCCGGAAGCAACCTTGTGGCGGATATGATTCCGGTTAAAAAGTCTGACGGTACATTATGCTTATACGATAAGGTGCGCAAGAAATACATCTATAATGCCGGAACAGGAACATTAAAGGAGGGATAATGCAAGGAAAGCACATGGAAATCAGAGCAAGACCTTAACCAGGTCTTATTTTTATACAAAAAATTAAGAAAGAGTGAGGTATATGAAGAAAATGGATAAAATTTTTAATTGGATCAGTGTAGTGTTCGGTCTGATCGGAGGCGTCCTGTCATACTGGCTTGGTGGATGGGACGTGCTTTTAAAGACAATCGTGTTCTTGGCAGTGGTGGATTACATAACAGGAGTGATCAAAGGTATTTATACGAAAAAGCTGTCATCGGAAACCGGATTCAAGGGACTGCTGAAAAAGATTGTAATGTTTATTGTAATTGCCGTGTCTTTTTCCATCCAAGAATTAATCGGGAATACAATCCCGTTAAGAGAAGTTGTAATCATGTTCTATATTTGCAATGAGGCATTGAGTTTATTGGAAAATGCAGCAGTATTCGTACCAATTCCGGACAAGCTGAAAGATGTATTAATACAGTTAAGAGATAAAGATACAGAAGAGGATACAGAGGGCGAATAATCGTCCTCTAACATATGTGCGACGTCGCACAGAAAGGAGCAATTATGGCACATTTATTTATTATAGCCGGACATGGAGCTGGTGACAGTGGAGCAGTTGGATACGGATACACAGAAGCAGAGAGAGTTCGGGCACTTGCAAGACGAATCGTAGCACTTGGAGGAAGTAATGTTACTCTGGGAGACGTGAGTCGGAACTGGTACGCCGACAAAGGCATCAGCTCGCTGAATATTCCAAAAAGCTATCAGATTCTGGAACTTCACATGGACAGTGGAGTATCGACAGCCAAAGGTGGTCACGTAATCATCAAGGAAGGATACTCCCCAGATCAGTACGATACGGCACTCGCCAACTTCATCGGGTCATTCTTCCCTGGAAGAGCAAATAAGGTTGTAGGCAGAGCACACCTTGCAAATGTCAATCGTGCAGCTACAAAAGGTTACAGTTATCGTTTGCTGGAGAACGGATTTATTTCCAGTAAAACAGATCTTACCAAATTCAATTCCAAGATCGACGATCTTGCAAGAGGGATCCTCAAAGCATTCGGAATCTCGTCTGTAGCACCAGTAGCATCAGCCAAGAAGACAGAACCTGTCGATGGAGAGATCAAGTCCGGTGGAGTATTCCAGAGCAAGACGGATAAGTTCGGTACAATTTCATACCAGGCACACATGAGAAGCGCTGGCTGGGGAGCTTGGCAGTCTGACGGATTAATGGTCGGTTCAACAAACCAGAATCGCCGGATCGAAGCACTGCACATCCAGCCGGTCGGAGAAACAGATGTTGTTGTCCATATGAAAGGAATCGGAAACAAAGAATACAAGAACATCACCAAAGACACTCTGATCGGAACCACCGGACAGAACAGAAGACTGGAAGCAATCCGGATCACCGGAAAGGAATCTTTCTACCTGTACAGAGTCCACCAGAAGAGTATTGGCTGGTCAGAATGGGCCAACAACGGAGAGTGGGCTGGTACGATCGGAAAAGGTCTGCAGATGGAAGCATTAGAGATTAAGAAATCCATGTTCTCCGTCGAACCGCACGTACAGAGCAAAGGATGGCTGTCACCAAAAGCCGCAGAGAATGTGATCGGTATCACCGGCCATGCATTACGCCTGGAAGCGATCCGGATCAATCCATACGGAAAGAGTATTAAGGCAAAGGCTCACATCCAGAGCAAAGGATGGGTGGATTACGGCACGATCACCAAAGACACAATTATCGGTACAGTTGGAGAAAAGAAACGTATTGAGTGCTTATGTTTCGAAGGCGACTTTGAATATCGTGTTCATATCCAGAGTTCCGGATGGACAGACTGGACAAGAGCCGATGGAGTAGCTACTCTCGGAACTGTAGGTCAGGAGTTACGCATCGAGGCTATTCAGTTTAGATAATATGTTTTATACTAACCAGCTAACTCCAAAAACAGTCCGAAAACTCAAAAAGGAATTAAAGCATTCCAGAAAGCAAAGGGTCTTCCATCGAACGGAATCGTCGATAAAAAGACGTGGAAAGCGTTACTCGGGCTGTAAGATTTAACAATAAAATACTTTAGTCTATTATATAATCCTTGTAAAATATAATTACAAGGATGTGATCTTATGGAAGAATTCGCAAAGAAGATAAGAAAATTAAGAATGAGTAGAAACATGTCTCAAAAAGATCTCGCAGATCTGCTTAACGTTGACCGAACTACGGTTGCTGGATGGGAGACAAAAGATCGTATGCCAGATGTGTTTCTGCTTATCAGAATAGCAGATATATTTGATACAACCTTGGATGAATTGGTAGGGAGAGAATAAAAGCATTGAAAAATGTCCTATACTAAAGTATAATATTATAACATTATTGTTATGAAAGGACATTGAAAAATGCTTAATAATTCAAATGAAGAATTCGAAAAAAAGTTAGAACAAATTGACATAAACAAAGAACCGCCGGCGGATGATACCGAAAGACAGTATTATTTTATCAAAAAAGCAAGAAAATATGTAAAGGAAGAGTCTGAAAAATTGGGACGTCCTCTTTTCTTTGCTACCGTAACCTTTGGTTGTCAGATGAACCCGGTAATAGAGAATTATTAAGCATTTATATTGAACATACAAAAAGCCCCGAAAGCATTGATTTTCCGGGGCTTTTTGCTATCTGTATAATAATGTGTGGGTTAATCCATTCTTGAAAACAATCTCTGTAATATGCCTGTCCATAACTGTGATATGGTCAATAATGGAGTTCATAAGTGTTTTCATTGCTTCTTCATCCATCATTGCGAGTTCGGAATACTCTATATTCCCACCACTGTTAATTTTGTGCGAGATAAGGAATTGAGATGCGGACTTAATGAATGCTGCCTGATCAACATTTTCTGAGATAGAAGATGAGTCTAGGCTCTTAATGCTATTTTCCAATTTCACCTTATCAACCTCTAATTTTGTTTTCATTTCAAGAAATTCTTTTTCATCCATTGCATCATCATCAAAGAGGTATGCCTTTTTCAATCGCTCCAAAGCACGATCTGTTTTTTGGAGTTTTTCTTGCAACTCTTTTTTCTTTTCCGCTGTATCAGTATTTTTACCATCTTTACTAACCGGTTTACCAGATAAAGTTTCTGTACCGGAACGACCATATAGCAAATCAATTGTATCCTGTAAGCTTGATTCAGATATTCCGGCCACGTCTGTGAAATCAATATGAGAGAGTATAACTCTTTCCAATGATTCAGTATCTTTGATGAATCTTCTACTTTTAGATGCATCAATAATAGCTGCTATATAATTTATCATGAACGGACCAATCTTTACATCGCTGACATTCAAGTTATCACAGTTCTTTTTCTGATATTTTCCAGTGCAGGCGTAAGAGGATGGCCGGAAGCCATCACCTTTGCGGCTGTCTTTGCCTTTTACCTGATATCCGGATCCACACTTTCCACAAATCATTAACCCGGCAAACACATTGCATCTTTTTCGAATCGGATGAAAGGCAGAAGTGTTCCGACTTTGACTGTTTGCGTCCATCCGCCGGTTAACTTCATCCCATATTTTGGGATCAATGAGCGGCGGGAAGACATCTTTGATATAGACGACCTCATCATCAGATTTCTTCTTTCCTCTGGCACTCTCACGGTAATTATACCGGTAATCCCCTTTATTGATCGGATTCCGCAGAAAATCAGCAACAGTCTTAGATGTCCATTCACCACCACGCTTAGTAGGAATATTATGAGAGTTGTTATAATCCCGGATGGTTACAGAAGAACCACCGTCCAGATACATCTGGTACATGGCTTTAGCATAAGGTGCTTCTTTCTTGGAATGTACAGGGCATTTGTTTTCTGCATCCCAGTCCCATCCATAGGGAACCCTTGCGCCATTCCATTGCCCGCTCTGTGCCCTACCTATCATTACGTCTGTGACACGCTCAGATGTCAATTTGCGCTCTAATTCGGCGAACACCAGTATAATCTTAAGGATAGCTTCTCCGATGGCACTAGAGGTGTCAAATTGCTCGTTCAGAGATATGAACGTAACATTGTTGTATTTGAAATCATCATACATGAGAGAGAAGTCCACAAGGTTTCTGGTGATACGGTCGATTTTGTAAACCACAACATGAGACACTTTCCCCGCTTTTACTTTCTCCATCATTCGCTCAAATGCCGGACGTTTGGTGTTCTTACCAGATTTACCCGCATCCTCAAATACTTCAATTCGCTTTTTATCAACGTGCAGCACGTGTTCGCAATATGCTTTCAGTTCTTTCTTCTGGAATGGAAGAGAGTCCTTGTCTACTTGATAACCGGTAGATACACGGACGTATAATGCTACTATTTTTTCTTTTTGATTTGTCATTTTATTCATCCTCCTTAAAATTAAGTATAAAAATAACAGCCAGCAAGGAACAAACGTTCCGCTTGCGTAACTGTACGAGGGATGATATACTTTCATTGAAACATCTTGACATTATCCCCCATAAGGTGATGTCAGAATCCCGGTGCCGTGATACACACCGGGATTTTCATTTATTCAGCTTCTTTTACTATGTCTGCGTAGTAAGCATTAAGAGCAAGATCCTCAGTTTTTTCATCGCTTATAGCATTTTTTGATTTTTGCAATCCATCAAATTCACCGTAAAATGTTACTGTATCTCCTTCGAGAAGTTTTACATAACTATCCGCTTTATCATCTCTTTTATCAATAACCCAAACCAACTTGTCGAAATAAGCTCCACTTCCATCATCGGTAAAGGTTTTGAAATAACGTCCAGAAGAAATTTTTTCAGACGCAGTATATATCTGTACTGTGATTTTGAATTTCTGCCCCTTATATTGATCTGGATTTCTCATTACATCATTGTAATTCAATTCTTGACACTGCGCTTTGTATTCTTCTGGAGAAAGCTCTGGTTCTTTTGACTTATTTTCATTAGTCTTAGTATTTTCTTTTTTATCCTCATTAGAAGCCGTTGATTCTTGCTTGGCTGATGTATCTGTTGATGCAGAATCATCGGAATCCGGAATGGCTAACACGACCAGGATGAATAAAAACAATAATCCAAATGCGGAAAGTATTGCAGTCAAGCAACCATGCTTTTTCTTCTTTTTTATTTGAATCGGCTGATTCTGCGTATATGCAAAGTTTTCTTTATGCTCAATTGGTTTTCCATCTGGTGTAAATGAATATCCATGAAATTCACGTTCTTTCTTTTGCGGAAGTTCAGCACCGCAATTAGCGCAGAATTTCTGACCGTCTGGGTTCGGTGAATTACATTTTGGACAATTCATAATTATCCCTCCTCATTTCTTTTGTTTATATAATCGTTTACACGGTTATATTTGAATTAAAAATATATTTTCTGCAAATAATAACAGCATGAAAATTCTTCTTGCTAAAATAATGTTTGAACATGAATTATCTGTTCGTCAGGTGTCCGTACTTACTGGTGTTCCTCCGTCTACTATCGAGAAAACAATGAGAGAGGATAGCAACCCGACTATACGAACATTGCACAAAATATCAAAAGGCTTAAAAATTCCAATCACCGATTTGTTCTCTGTCGATGATTGAAAAAGTGTACACTATAGTGTACGATTGTTCCGTTCCACTTCATTTCAGTAAAGTGTTGGTATATAATGTAAATATACACAAATAAGAACACTTGTTCTAAATACTATTGATTTTGTTCTTGAGTAGTAGTATTATTTACTCAAGGGATTTCGAACGTGTGTTCTTGCTGGAACGGAGGTCTACATAATGAGTAACAAACAGATTGTAAAAATGATTACTGATGAATTAGAGAAAGTCACAGATAATAAGTTTCTGGTTACCGTGTATCTCTTCATTCAAAAGTTCAATTCAAAGGCTGGCAGTTAATGTCAGCCTTATTTTTCTGCGCACCTTTTCGCCATGTTCTCTATCATATCTCTATCAGCTTGATTCAGCTTCTTATAGTATTCCATTAATCTTTTAAACTGTGCGTCTGATGCTAATCCAGAATCATAGGCTTCAAGAAGAGTATCAGCAGTGTTGCTTTCTTCTTCCCATCCCATTAAATAAGCCGGACTGGTTCCAAGAGCATCAGCAATTTTTGCAATTTTATCTCTTCGCATATTTGCAATTATTCCCGTTTCCCATTTTCTCACAGTACTTTTACCAACGCCAACCTTATCGCCTAATTCTTCAAGTGTCATACCTTTTTCTTCTCTTAAAACCTTGATTTTTTGACCAACATCCATTATAAATTCACTCTCCTTTCGAATTAATGCCAGTATATCATGAAAGTGTCTTTTTAGCAACATAAAACTCATATAGTGATGAAAAAGTGTCTTAAAGTACCAAAAAGCTATTGACACCTTGTCGCAAGCATGGTATTGTATAAGTGTCCTAAACGACACGGAAAGGAGGACTAGTAATGGACAGATATAAGTTGGAATACGAGATGAAAAATCGTGGCGTTACTGTAGAAAAGATGTGTGCGGACATTGGAATGAGCCGATCTGCGTTCTATAGAAAGTGTCGTGGAATATCAGAATTCACTATTACGGAAATTCAGAGAATTGTAGATTATCTTGATTTGGACAGCCCAATGGGCATTTTTTTTACAGAAAGAGTGTCCTAAAAGACACACGATGAAAGAAGGTGAAAAAATGAATGATTTGCTAAAAATCAATTTCGACACAGAACAGCCAACGGTTTCGGCAAGAGATCTACACGAACAGTTGAATATCAAAACAGCTTTTAAGGACTGGTTTCCAAGAATGTGCGAATATTGTTTTGAGGAAGGAAAAGACTTTTGCTCAAAAATGAGCGAAACCTCTTCAAAAGGTGGAAGACCTTCAAAAGATGCGGACATTTCCATTGACATGGCAAAACAGATTTGTATGATCCAGAGATCACCAGAAGGAAAACAGATTCGCCAGTATTTCATAGATCTTGAGAAAGCATGGAACACGCCGGAGCAGATTATGGCAAGAGCCTTAAAGATGGCGAATAGGTCAATCGAATCTTTGAAAGGCAGATGTAAATTCCTTGGTGAACAGGTAGTTGAGCAACAGCAGATTATCACGGAATTACAGCCAAAAGCAAATTATGTAGATACAATTCTTCAATCGAAGTCACTGGTAACTATTACACAGATTGCCAAGGACTACGGTATGAGCGGTAGACGAATGAATCAGGTCCTCAAGGAATTAAAGATTCAATATAAAGTCGGTGGGCAATGGGTTCTATATTCCAAACATCAGAATAATGGCTATGTTCACAGCCGGACGATTGACATTACAAGAACTGATGGCAGGGCAGATGTCACGATGCAGACGGAATGGACGCAGAAAGGCAGACTCTTCTTATATGAAGAATTGAAGAAGCACGGCTATGTTCCGGTGATTGAACAGGTGGCGTAGAAAGGAGAAAGCATGGTCGAGAAAATCAATACATTATGCGATCAGATTTATGAGGACATTCAGAATCTTAGAGAATCTGGAAACTATGATGTAGAAAAGAGACTTGGAGTCGAGATTATGGCGCTGAATGCAATGTGCAATGCGGTAAAAACAACTGCACTTAAGACAACCAGCATTTTAAATACTGAACATGGCAAGAGAATCTATTCCAGCTTAATGGAGGAAAGAGATGGATAAGGATTTATTTTTAAAATTAAACAGCCTTACTACAGAAGAGCTGTGCGAAATTTATTACAATCTGAACGGTTTTAGATGGGATGATCGTATTGGAGAAAAGCCTGATGGGTTCGATGATCTGCCAAGAAATCGTTTCAAATGGTATCACATATTCACGAGAAAGATTACAAAAAAGGATTATGTCGAGCCAATGTTTATGATTGTAAAAGATATTCTTCCGGAAAAGGATTACTTGCACTGGCTCAACGTAAAGATGTACAAAACAATGACTAATGAACAATTTGAGCGATTTTGGAGAGCGAGGAAACAAAATCATCGTAGTTCATCAATATGGTAGAAATCAAACTCAATAAAGCTATAAGAGTTGTGATTGTGTACGGCAATAAGAAGTTCCAAAATTTCTTCTGTTGTTCCCATACATATGCATTCCCGTCTAAATTAGCTTGATATCCGTCAAAGATGTAATCTCCGTTTTCATCTGTACCTACATAATGTTGGTCAATTAACTGATTACGGACGAGATTTTGACTATACGAATTTAACTGTGATGACGGTGTGTTTGTACCGAGTAGGTTATCAATTTCTTGATATGTAAGAAAATCTACCTTGCACAGCTTTTTGAGTAGTTTATAAGATTTTTTATCTAACAAAATATCACCTCCACGGTGATTATATCACAGAAAGGAGAAACATGAACGAATTACAAATTTTTAATTCAGAAGAGTTCGGTGATATCCGAACAGTAACTATTGATAATGAACCTTGGTTTGTCGGAAAAGATGTTGCGACAGCTCTTGGCTACGCAGACACATTCGGGGCATTGAAAAAGCATATTATGGACGAAGACAAGCTGGTCTGCCAAATTGACAGTGCAGGTCAAAAGAGAGATGTGACCGTAATCAACGAATCCGGCTTATACGCATTAATTTTCGGAAGTAAGTTGGAATCAGCAAAGAGATTTAAACACTGGGTAACCTCAGAAGTTCTTCCGGCAATCAGAAAGACAGGTTCTTATCAGAACCCAATGACAACCGACCAGAAGATTCAGTTACTCGCTCAAGGCAATGTAGAGCTGACAGAGAAAGTAAATGCCATTGACAAGGACTTGCAGGAGTTTAAGGCAGACATGCCATTGTTAGCACTGGAATGCCAGAAGATCACAAGAGCTAAAAATCAGAAAGTAGTTCCGCTGATGGGCGGAAAGGATGCACCAGCATACAAGAATAAGAGCCTGATGCACAAAGTATACAGCGATGTGGATGCACAGCTCAGAAGAGAATTCGGTGTGAATACTTATAAGGCAATTAAGCGGAGCCAATGTGATTTGGCAGTTGAGATTATTAAAAAATACGAATTGCCAAGATGTCTGAGAGAGGAAATTGAGGATGAAAATTCTCAGATGTGCTTTGCGGTGTAGGAGGAAAACATTATGGAAGAGAAGAGAAAATTAATCGAAGAAGAGCTTAGAAAACTTGGAATCAATACGATTGATGAACTCAACGAAGCCATCAAAAAAGAGAAACTGGATGTCACATTAATGGTTGCACCGATTCCGAATAAAAAGGCAGCAACATGTTAGGAGATCATATGAAAGAAATATTCAAAAAAATCCTGTTTTGGGTGGCGATTGCAATATTGTTCGAGATAGTATGGATTGCAATTCTGCTGATCTACTGCCGAATAGGCGGGCCACTAGATATTGTATGGAAATAAAAATCGCACCCATAGAGAGTGGCATCTCTCATACAGGTGCAAATGTAAAAATAAATGACAATTAAATAATAGCATAGGAGGCGTCATGAAACAACCTAAAAAGTTAACATTGAGCCAGAAAAAGCTTCTGGCGGATCTCGGGTTGTCCCCGAAAGAATGGATGAACCTGTTCGAAGATGATTTGTACTTACATATCGTCAAAAAGGATAGTTCAGATAGAAAAATTATAGATAAGGAAGAAAGGGTGATAGTTGGTGAAGCAGATTAAATTGCTGTCCATGCATATCCAAAATTTTAAAGGATGTAAGGACAGAACTATTGAGTTTGGTGAAAAAACAAGAATCTCCGGTGCGAATGCCACTGGAAAGACAACCATATTCGATGCGTTTACATGGCTATTGTTTGGAAAAGATAGCCTTGGAAGTTCTGATTTTGATATCCGGCCGTTGGATATAGACGGGAATATGATTAACAACATTGAAATTTCCGTTGAAGCAAAGATATCAGTTGATGGTGACGAATATGATCTGAAAAAAGTTCAGAAACAGAATTGGGTAAAGAAACGTGGGACTGATACAAGAGAGTTCCAGGGAAATGTGAATGAGTTTGACATCAATGGATATCCAAAGTCTCAGAAAGAATTTAAAGAGTTCATTTCTGGAATCGTAAAAGAAGATGTATTTAATCTCATTACAAATCCATCTGCATTTAACGCACTTCATTGGGAAGAGCAACGCGAAATTCTTATGAAAATCGTTGGTTGTCCTTCAAATGTTGAAATTGCCAAAACATTCGGTGAAAAATATGCGCTACTAATACCGGAATTAAAAATAGCCAGTACAGACGACATATTAAAAAAGTACAAAAAAGCCAGGATTGAACTTAAGAAAGACGAAAAAGAGATCCCTCCTCGTATTGATGAAGCATCCAAGAGTCTTGTTATTGCTGATGTTGGAGCGTTGGAGATTGAAAAATCGGCTAAAGAAGTGGCTCTGCAGAAAGTTGAAGATGAATTGTCTGGTGGTAATGGAAAGTTAGGAGAAATTAATTCCAAACGTCAGGAGATAATGAATCTCAAATTTCGCATTTCCGAAATTCAGAACGAAGAGAACCAGAAGTTATTCGATAAATCAAAGGCTCTTAGAGATGATCTGGTAGCGAAAGAAGATACTCTGAGAAGCATTAAACGTGAGATCGCTGATACGAATTCTGAAATTCATTCGGTTCACTCTAAATATGAGTGGTCTGTTAAGGAAGTTAAGCGGTTACAGGAAGAATGGAAAGCGGAAAAAGCAAAGACATTTCCTGAAATGGTTCCAATGGAGCCAATTCCAGACAGTGCTTCGGTTTGCCCGACTTGCGGACAGGATTTGCCGGAAGATGTGATTCAGAAAAATATTGAGAACTATGAGAAGAAAAAACAGGCATATGAAGCTAAATATACGAATGATCTTATCCAGTTCAAAGAGCGGAAGAAAAATAAAATCTCTGAAATCGAAACTGCCGGAACAGAAGCTGCTACGGATAGGGATAAATATAAGAGCCGTGAAGAAGAACTCCGCAAAAGCATGGTCAAATTGGATTCTAAGCTGGTGGAAGCTCAGAAAAACTATGATTCAGCACAGGAAGAACTTGATCGTTATCCAAAGGCAGCGGACATTTCTGAAAAAGCTGAATATCTGGCAACTATCGAGAAAATCTCGGTACTTGAAAAAGAGATTGAATCTATGAGTTCTGATACATCTGGAAGAACAGAGCTTGAAGCAAAAAAAGCAGTTCTGAAAGACGAAATTACGGAGATTGCCGGAAAGATTCTGGCAGCAGACAATACGAAGACTAAGAAACGTATTGCGGAACTTGAGGCTGAACAGAAAGAAGTCGGTCAGAAGATTGCTAACCAAGAGAAGATGATTAACCTTACAGATGATTTTATCAGATCAAAAAGTGCTATGGTCGCTGCTGATGTTAACAAGAAATTCAATGTTGTTTCATTTAAGCTGTTTGAAGATCAGATCAATGGTGGTCTGAAAGAAACTTGTGAATGTACTGTAAACGGCGTACCACTGTCAAGTTTGAATAACGGGCACAGGATTATTGCCGGATTGGATATTATTCAGTCGCTGTCAAACTTGTATGAGGTTAGTTGCCCGGTTTTTATCGACAACAGCGAAGCGGTAAATGAGGTTAATTTTCCAGAAATGAACGCTCAGATGATTCATCTGGCGGTAACTAAGGACAAAGAATTAAAAATTGAAAGTGAGGATAAATAAGATGATTAAAACAGACAAAGGATTAGTACATATCGAAGGACTGAGTGTTGAGATAATGGCAGATTTTAGAGTTATTTGTAGAGCTTTGAGAAAGACTTTTGTCGAAGAATTCGGAGAAGATCAAGGGAAAGAAATATTCGATGCATTACTTGTTGATGATTTAGATGAAGCAAGTTTAAGAACTTCAAAAGCAATTTTGGAACATATCAAGAAAAAGCCGGATGAAGAGAAATCTGATGAAAAAGAACCGACAACAGGTAATCCAATGTTAGATGCAATATTGACGGCTGTGTTCGGCGGAGGTGCTAAGTAATGTACGTAAAAGCAAAGTATCTCAAGAACAATATCCCGGCCGGCAAAGCTTATACCTTTGAAGCCGATGTTCCTGTAAAAATTGGGGACAAGATTTCTATCGGTAAAGCACAGGCAGTCGTAGAAGTTGCGAATGTGCCGGAAGAGGAAGTTCTCGGATATAAGGATAAGATCAAGAAAGTGCAGAAAGTTGAGGGAGAATAGATGGAATTTAAAATTGGTAGACTTTACAGGGTTAAAAATGGTGAAGAAAAAGGAAATATTATTAGGATTGTAAACCATGATGCTTTTGCAGACAAGTATACATATGAAACAATTAATGAAATTAAAGAATGCCTGGTTAACAATTTCTACAATGGATCACCTTTTTCCAAAAGTTTAAAACCAGTAAGTGAATGCATTGTGATTTACCGTAGAGGTAATGAAGTTATTGCATTGAATAAAATTGACGGTTCCAAAGCTGTTGCGAAATGCAATCCATATGATGATTTCGATTTTACGGTCGGTGCAAAACTGGCATTTCAGAGACTCACTGGAAGTGAGCCAGCCGAAACAGATACAGATTCATTTGAGGAAAACGCAAAGCCTATGGCAAAAGCTTTTCGTGCGTCTGTTGGAGCATTAATAGAAGAGGGATTTACAAGAACGGAAGCAATCGGAATTGTTCTTAAAATGGTAGCAACTCAGTAAAAATATGGAGGAAGAATAATGGCAGAGAAAAAAGAAGTGGCTCAGAAACAGGAGTTTACGACAAATCTGAGCGAGTGGACAAACCTTGTTACTGGTCTTGTTTCAAGAGATTTTGAGCTGTGTGGTGTGCAGTATGATGAATATTCCAAACAGTGTGCTATGAACGCAATGTCTGCAATATTCCAGTTGGTACAGAACACCGACAAGGCAGATATGAAAAGCCTCAACACCTCTAATCTTAGAGAAGTTGTGGCACAGTGTGCAAGCCTTAAGCTGAATGCTAGTTCAATGCCAAGAGAAGTGTATTTTCAGCTTCGCAGTAAGCAGATCAATGGTCAGTGGATTAAGCTTGTCGAAATCGGTATTGAGGGTGACGGGAACGATGCATTATTAAGAAATTTCGGCGTGAATGTCGATGCTGTCTATCCATCTTGGTTGGTAAAAGAAGGTGATGATTTTATATATCCAAAGTATAAAGGGTTGGAGATCACACCGCCTGAATGGAATCCAAAAGGACTTTCTGAAAAAACCGTTCGTGTTGTAACACCGATTAAGTTAAAAGACGGAACTATTGAGTACAGAATAGCTGAAAGAGAAGCGGTTAAGAATAATTTACTGGCACATATATCTAACAATATGATGAACGAAACATTCGGATTTGTAACCGGAAAGAACTCTAAGGGGAAAGACCGGACGAGATACGATGCTACAGCGGAAGAGAAAGCGAAAATATCTGCAAAAAAAGAGGAAATCTTGTCAGCCGTTCGTAAATGTGAAACACTGGAAGACATTTTGAATAGTGAGGTTGCAAGACCGTTTATTAGTTCGGCATGGCTTAATACACCCGAAGCAATGATTGTTCGAAAGATGCGGAACAATGCTATCAAGAAATTCCCGAAAGACCTTAACAGTATGGCGTCAAGTTCTCTTTTACAGTTGGATGAAACGTATAAGGTAGCACAGGAAGAGATCAAAGAGAATGAAAATTCACAGGAATTTGCAGTTGAAGACGAACCGGATGTAGTAGTTGAATCAGAAGCTGTTGAGGTGGAAACGCCGGAATTTGCAAAGGAGTAAAAATGAAAAAGTTTGATTTTGATTTATGCAATGGAGAAGTTATTGAACTGAGAAACGGCAAACGACTTTTTATTTCGGGACATCGCCCCGGTCCAATATGGGGTGTATCTGTAGATGATGGCGTTGAATTTATATGGAATTTTATTTCGCATTATAAAGCGGATTTAACGCATGTTTCAGACCCAGAATTAGATATAGTAAAGGTTTTCCCACCTGTCACAGAGAAATTTAAAAAATTGTTAAATACTCCTACTGAGCCATTGTGGAATCGTGCAAGTGAAGTGGAGATTGTAAAAGAATGATCGTAAAAATAATTGGATCCGGTTCTTCCGGTAATGGATATGCTCTGATTTCGGGGGAAGATATTCTTCTCCTGGAATGCGGAGTACCGGCGAAAGAGATGTTGAAAGCCATTGATTACCAGGCTTCCATGGTAAGTGGTTGCATCCTCAGCCATATCCATGGTGATCACTCCGGATATATCAAACAGTATATGCAGTACGGAATCAAAATATATACATCTGATGAAGTTGAGACGGACGTTGAAACGGTAATGGGAGAGAAAACCATAGGCTTACAGAGGATGAAACGGCAGAAGATAGGCTCATTTGAAGTGGTTCCGTTCCACGTGCCACATGGAGAAACAGAATGTGACGGATGGCTGATTGATACACCGGATGGGCGGATTCTCTTCATCACAGATGCTGAGTATTGCCCGTATGATTTCTCAAAAATGCATATCAACTACGGCTTGATCGAATGTAATTATGCAGAGGATTATATCAGGATTGAAGATAGTAGTCCTAAATACAGCCATGTATTAACCGGTCACATGGAACTTGAAACGTGTAAACGGCTGATACAGAAGATTAACAGTGTAAGTCTAAGAAGTATAGGCTTGATACATTTAAGTGCCTACAATGGCAATCCAGCGCGGTTCACGGAAGAAATACAGGAGATAGTTGATTGTGATGTTGATGTGTGGGTTGCAGAAAAAGGAACTGAGAAAGAATTTAGGCTGATGCCGTTTTAGGAGAATAAATGAACAGATTTGAGAAGATGCATGGTAAACCTGGTGCAAAATATGGAATCTACAACAAACAGGCTAAGAAATTCCAGTTTGGAATATGTGAAGATACTCCGATGCTCGCAGAAGCAAGATTGTGGCAAAAAATCGGAGATGATGCAAGAAAATGGAGATTTGAGGTAAAGAGATTGCCAGATAAGGAGAAATAATCAATGAATAAAGTAATTTTAATGGGACGCTTGACAAGAGACGCGGAAATTAGGAGCTCACAGGGTGGAAATCCTACAACGATTGCCAGATACACACTGGCTGTAGACAGACGCTTCAAGAGAGACAACGAGCAGAACGCAGACTTTATCGGATGCGTTGCTTTCGGAAAGAGTGCGGAATTTGCTGAGAAGTATTTCCGGCAGGGAATCAAGGTTGTTGTAACCGGGCGTATTCAGACTGGAAGTTATACCAATAAGGACGGTCAGAAAGTTTATACGACAGACGTTGTGGTAGAAGATCAGGAATTTGCTGAGAGCAAAGCACCAAGTCAGCAGAATCAGAAGAATAATGCACCGGTATCAGACAGCGATGGCTTTATGAATATCCCAGATGGCATTGACGAGGAGATGCCATTTTCTTAAGAGGTGATTGTGCTTGAAAACGAAACCGAAGAAGTGCTGCTATCCAGATTGTTTTAATTGCCCGTATGTGGATTGCCGATGGGATTGTGCAAACCCATCACAGTACGCATATATACATTCAGAAGCTGGGAAAGCGGCACAAGAGCGATATAACAAATCCGAAAAAGGTAAAGAACGTGATAAACGAAGACAAAAAAGAAGAATTGAATCCGGAAAGAATGCAGAAATGTGTAGGAAATATTATGCAAGAAATAGGGAGAAAATTCTTGATGCGAAAAAGTGTAAACGCAATGAAAAATTGCGGATTTTAAAAGAAAAGCGAAGAGAATATGATCGCCAACGATATCTAAAAAGAAAGGAGGCGAAGCAAAGTGCAGAAAGAAAAGAAGCCGTCTGAAATCATACAAGAATTTCTTGAGTTCTTAAAATACTGCGATAAAGAGTATAAAGATTGCATAACGCAGGTATATAAGTATGGCAAAATGAATCAGGATTATCTGCATGATATTGAATTTGCTCATGACTATGATGAACGATGCAAGTTAGCCACACAGATACACAAACAGAGAAATGACAGGCGAGCGATGAAAGATAGAGTTGAATTTGTCGAAAAAGTAGCTAAATTCTGTGCGGACAGGCAGAATAAGCAGTTCATTGACAGGCTTAAAAGCCTATTGGAGCAACAGGAAAGAGCTGAACAGTATGTACTTAGCGAACGCCATTACAACAGGAGAGGTGAGATAGCCAATGATACTAATTAGTGATAAGGGGCAGCAGAAAGGCAAGCATACCGCTAAGGAGAATTACTGGAAGGACCATGGAATAGAAGTATTAACCATGCCTCTTCCTTGCGGAGATTACATAATCGCGAATGAACGAGTTATGGATGTAATCAACCGGAAGAATGAACGTGGTGTTCCGGTTAAAAAGATGGATTTTCTTGGAACATACAATGCGACTGTTGATACCAAAAAAGATATTCAGGAGCTTGTCGGTGATATTTGTGGAAAGCAACACGCAAGGTTCCGGGATGAATGCATATTGGCTCAGAATAACGGAATTAAGCTGTATGTACTGGTGCAGAATGCCGGTGGATTGATTAAAGGAACAAAAGATATATATAATCCGACAATCCGAACACTGGACGAGCTTCATAAATGGAAAAATCCGAGACTTTTTGTGATGAAGCGTACAAGTGATGTGATTGGTCATTACAAGAGCGGAAAACCAATATACAGGCGCACACAAAGGTATCCGGCAGCAACCAGGGGCGAAACGCTCATGAAAGCTTGCAAGACTATGCAGAAGAAATATGGAGTCGAGTTCATTTTTTGCAGTAACTCTGAACAGGGAACGAAAGTTATTGAACTGCTTCAACAGGAGGTTGGGTAGATGGAACATTCTTTTAATATAGATATAGCAGCAGAATATGGCATCGAATGTGCAATTTTACTTAAGCATCTTTATTTTTGGATTAAGAAAAATGAAGCGAATGATGAAAATTTCTTTGACGGAAGATACTGGACATACAACAGTGTGAAAGCCTTTTCGGTATTGTTTCCGTATATGACTGAAAGAAAAGTCAGATACACTTTGGAGAAAATGGAAGAACGGGGATTGATTGTGGTCGGCAATTATAACAAGTCTCAGTACGATAGAACCAAGTGGTATGCACTGACGGATTTGGCTTATTCGATTTTACAAAAAGGAAATTTCCATTTGACAAAAACGGCAAATGGAAAAGACGCTAACGGCGAACCTATACCAGATATAAACACATATATAAATACAGATAATATATTAGATTCTAAAGAATCTAATTGTCAGACAGAGGTCAGACGATGCTTAGATGCATGGAACGCATTGGGAGAATACGGCATAAAAGGAGTGTCTAAAGTAAGCAACACATCTCAACGGTATCAACGATTAGTGGCAAGAATCAAGGAATATGGCATAGAGGATGTCTTAAAAGCCATAGAGAAAATTAAAGGCAGCAGTTTTCTACAGGGAAAATCGAATAGTAGACGAGCGTGGGTCGTTACTTTTGATTGGTTCGTGCTGCCGAATAATTTTCCAAAGGTATTGGATGGGAATTATGACGATGTGAAGAGTGACGAACCACATGAGACAAAAACGCTGGAAGAAGACGGGTGGCAGTAAATGATTAATGAAAACGAGATCAGAAGGACATTATCGCTATTAAAGCCGGACGGCCATTTGTTCGAAGTGCGGGTTATATATAATTCTAAAGCCGTGTATAGCGGATATTTTAAATCTGCAGACGATCTGATGGCAGCATTGAGCAGAGATATCCGAGATTATGCCAACTGCAATATTTACATCACTCTAAATTATTTGAATGATGAGTGCTATTCCAGAAGCCAACGGAACAGATTTATGTCGAAAGGATTGGCTACAACCAGTGATAAGGATGTCCTGGGATATGAATGGATATTCATTGATGTGGATCCGCACCGGACTACGGCGGTATCTTCCAGTGATGATCAGGTCGAAAAAGCTAAAGTTATTGGAAACAAGGTATATGCATTTATGAAAAACCTTGGATTCTATGATCCGATATGTGGGTTCAGTGGAAATGGCGTTCATTTGCTATATCGAGTAAAAATTAAAAATTCGGAAGAGAACGTAAAGTTGATTAATAACTGCTTAAAAGTATTGGACATGTTCTTTTCGACAGATGACGTACAAATTGACTTGAAAAATTTTAACCCAGCAAGAGTGTGCAAGCTCTACGGGACGAAAGCACAGAAAGGATCTGACACCAAAGAACGTCCACACCGAATGAGCCGGATAATCAGTGCACCAGATGAAGTGAGAATAAATGACATCCAATACATAGAAAAGCTGGCCGGAATGTTGCCAAAAGAAGAAAAACCACAGAGGTATAACAGTTATCAGCCGACACATTTTGACTTGGATGAATGGCTAGATGAACATGGATTGAGATATCGGAAATCACCTTATTCTGGTGGAGTTAAATATATATT